GAGTCCATTTTATCTTCCTGTGCATCGGTTACATCGTACATATTCGCCATAAATCAAGCCTTCGTTCATGGTAAATGTTCTACCACAAACATGACATTCAACATCTCGCTTCTTTGGTTTTCCTCGTTGTCGAGGTGTTTTCATTTTTTCAAACTTTGCGTAATCAAAATTGGCATCTCTGGCTTCGCCGTCATCGACCCAATCGTTTTTTCTCGCTCTCACTGGAGTTTTCCTGTTATCTAAATTTTCATCACGCTTTACCGTGAAGTCCTCGTTCACCCTCCGACGAGGTGGAGTCGAGGAAACGGTTTCCTCTATCTCTATTTTTAATGTTGGAACTTCATTGTTTTGGTTTGACTTTAACAAGCCTTGTACCAATTGAGCCTTTTGTTCATCTGTTAACGACTCTAATAATGTTTTTACAAGATCGTCACTCATTTTCTCTTTCCTTTCTCAAATAGTATTTCCGCCTTGCGACGAATGTTGTATTCTCTACTCTTTAAGTTTTCTATTCTACCCTGAGCGGCCATCTTCCATTCATTAACTTTGTTTGCAAAAGTGTTTTCTTTAAGAATGGTCGCGACTTTAGTCTCATGTTTTGCATACGTACCCCAGTCACCAGAGTTAATCTCGCTCGCGATAACACCCTGAAGATTATGCTCGCACCACATAAGAACAGTCTCGCACTGAGCTTTTTCTCTAGCTACATGGTCTGCGTATTGATAAAGCTGTAGCCCATAGTTAAAACATTCGTCCTGTGTTAGCCTACCAAGCTGCTCTAAAGAAAAAGTCTCAGCTATGGCAAACTCAGGATTAAAGGGTGATGGGTTTAAGTTATGTCCGTTGATGTATCTTTCAATACCGTCTAAGAAATTTTTTAGTCTATCTGCTGCGTTCAATTTTTTCTCTCCAATACTCGACAGATTCATCCCATCTAAGTTCAACGAGTGTAAGTCCATTTAATTCACACCATTCTGCTTTAGCGCGATCTCTAGCCTTTGATTGTAAAAAACCGGCCTTTGTCTTATGAAAGTATGGTACATATTCAAAGTGCTGTTGTCCGTGAACCTCTATAGCCATTATAGCATTAGGAATTAAGAAGTCAAGATATAGCACAGATTTTTTTGAAGGATTTACTGTTCCGGGAAGTTTTACTTCTTCATATATATGATAACCTGAGAACATATCAGCTAATAGTTCTCTAGCAACCTTATGATAGAAAGAGCATTTTGATCTTTGATGTGAATATTTCTTTAAGTCTAAATTGTACTCTCTACCATTTAGTCCAGTAATTTTCATATGAACACTTCTCTGATTTGCTCATAGATAAACTGAGTGATCTCTTCGTTTTCTTCCAAGAACGTAGTAACTTTATCCATACCTTGAAACTTGAAGGCTCTTTCTATGTCTTCATCGTTATCGGCATTTACATCGTTCTGCATTAGCCAATTTTTAATAACTGGGTCGTCTTTGTTTTCAACGGCGCATGTAATCGTGTACCAAGCTCCGCTACGGCTAATCATGGCAAATTCGCTAGCAATCTGAGCAATCTCCTGTGATTCATCAATACCAACCCCGTACTTAATCCAGCTTTCAGCTGTAGAATTTGGTCTACCACCAGCAGCAGAAGTTTTAATAACCCAGTTAGCTACTTGTCCAACATGATTTCCAGACTCTTTAGGTACTTCCCATTTACCACGGTGAGTGATAATCATATTGGTGCCGACTTGAAATTGAAGCATGTTACCACAGTCCGCCATCTTTGCTGGTGCATACCTGCTACCGCTAGTATTAGCAATATTATGTGTAATAAAAATACAGATAGCTTTCATTCGAGAAACGTCGCCGCTAATTCTTTTAAAGAACATAGAGAGAAGCCTCGGAAGCAAATTGCGAACACCCGACCTAATCTCTCCGTCAAGCTCATCTTGAGGAACCATATTAGATGCAGAGTCAATGATAGCAACTAGGTCTGGTGTATTCTTGATGTAGGTTTCAATAGCATTGAGATACGTTTCTGCCGAAACGATTGGTTGCTCGTCGGTAGCTTGAACGATCTTAATCTTTTCTACGTTTAATCCTTTAATGCCTCGAAAATTTTCTTTTGTCAGTCGGCCCTCAGTATTAAAGTAGATAACATTTTTACCAGCGGCTTGAGCCTTAGCCGCGAAATACAGCGCTGTGGTTGTCTTTCCGGTCTTTGGGTCACCAGTCATGGCGACACATTGACCTTCGCGCAAACCACCGCCAAGAGCAATATCAAGCGCTGGAGAGATCCCAATCGTCCTATAGTTTTCAAGAGTGGCTAGAACTTGATTACCAGACTCAACTATTGCTCCATATTTTTTAATAATCTGATTGCTAATTGCATCATCCAAGAATTCGGTAACTTTAGCTTTCTTCTTCGCCATTTTCAATATCCCTCAATTTGTTTAATAAATTACTTTTTTTACCGAATCGCTTCTTTTGGTGCGTCGGATTTTCTTTGACTTCAATGATTTGAATATCATCAGCCTGTGTATCTAATACTAGCTGATACCTCTGAATTATCCCAGTAGCTTTTGGATGATTTAGAGAAAAAATTCCACGAAAGTCATCTGAGTGAATCGCTTTCACTAGAGCTTCTTCGGAGTATTTTTTTATCATGTTATTTGCGGCACAGAGTTGTTTTCGGAAAGTCCAATCCCAAGGTTTTTTATTCCAGAACTTGTATGGCAAAGAGCCTTGGTTTTTGTTCTCTGCGTTTTTCTTACACATGATTTCAGCAACATAAGCAGCACAGGTGCAGTAATCGCCGGTGCTTTCATGCTTATACTTGCTTTTATCAGTTCTCTTTCTTCTTTTTTCTGCCATCATAGATTATACCTTCTTCAAAACAAGATTCAATGTTGTCTTCATAACTTTTGTCTTTAATAAGCTCTGGTATGATATACATGTCCTTTTGAACATTGTCACCCTTGATAACCCCAACAGTGTAGTAGTGTTGGCAGTCGGCACCCATTTGACCCAAGATTGATCTGACAAAATAAAATGCGTCAGCGTCTTCTGGTATATCTATAATAACTTCGTGAGAGCGAAATTGCAATATAAATTCTTTAATAAATAGATTCTTAAAGTCGCACGTTGCTTTAATTCCTTCCCAGCTACCTTTATAGTTAGTAAAATAAAACTCTTTATCGTTAGTTAGTTTTACTTTGACCCACACAGAAGTCTTATCTTGTCGGTATCTTTTTAAAAATTCTGTATTATTCATCTTTAATCTTTGTGATACATCTTCTTCTTGATGATTTGTTACTGTTAAAATTCATTCGCATTTCATCTGCCATGATAGATGCGTTTGGAGTCATTACTGTAGAGCCTCGATTTTTAGCGAATTGTTGTGACAGTAGAGTTTCTTTTTTGGAATCAGAAGAAGCCTTGATGTCATTTTTGTCTACATATGTTTGAATAGATTTCTTTGTCCTATCCAATTCTTTGGCAAGCTCATCAACTGTTACGCCTTCTGGAACTTTGTTTTCAATATAAAATTGTTCTGCTTTACTGAGTGGTCCTGTTTTAGTCATTGTTAATAAATCCTCTTTGAGCGCGGGTTAAGTAAATTGAATTGTTTGTTTTAAGATACATCATGTAATAATTAAATGTCTTTGCTGATACCTTCTTAAATGACGCTTGAAGATATCTTCTCCTGTTAGAATATGCTCCGAGTGGGTCATAAACATTACTTTCTAATACTTTAATATGGTGGGAGTATTCTACGCCATCAACATAAACAATCTTGCCGTAATGATCCTTGTTGGTTTTTTGTTCTACCATTGATCCGCTCTTATCAAACCCTAACTCATGCACAGTCTTAGGCTTAGTGTCTTTTTTAATTGAGTCTAATGACATTACTTTTTACCCTCCATAATGTATCTAGCTTTCTGTTCTTTCGACATTTTGCTTACCTCTTTATTGGTAGCTGTGGTATGTTCATGATACCACGGTTTTTCTTCTTTAGGCTCTGATTCTTGTTTGCGATGAATATTTTCATTAATTAAATTTTTATTAATCCTAGCGTTTTTATCTGCTAGGCTACCAATGGTATTACTACCAGCCATAAAACTGTGAAGCCCGCCGGTGACAACTCTAAACAATGAGTCTTGGTTGCATGTGGAACATTTTTTAAGTTCTGGCTCTGTAACCTTTTGGAATACATCACTAACTTCCGCCCCACAGTTTTTACATTCATAATCATATAGTGGCATTTAGTCCTCCAATGCTTTAAGAAATCTACCGATTATTCCATTTCTTTGTATATCTTCATATCCTAATTTGCACACAGCGATACCTTCAATACCCTGTAATCTATCCATACAAAAGGCCAAGCCGCTTCTTCCTCTTAGGTCGTCCTGATCTATGTCGCCGTTGATTAAAACTTTTGACCCTTCCCCCATCCGAGATACAAACATTTTAATTTGATCTTCGGTACAGTTTTGAGCTTCGTCTAAAATCATATACGAATTGTGAAACGTAGAACCTCTCATAACCTCTAGTGGTTTGTATTGAATCTGTCCTTCATTTGCGTATAAACCATAATATGCTTGACCTAGAAAGTATTGTAAGTTTTCTTTCATAGGTAATAAGTATGGGGCAATTTTTTCTCCCATCTCTCCGGGCAAATGTCCAATATCTTTACCTGTACAAATTAAAGGTCTTGTTACAATTACCTTTTCAATCTCTCCTCTGTGTAAATGTTCTGCTGCTATTCCAGCCGCAACAAATGATTTGCCGGAACCGGCTGGGCCTGAACAAAAGATAATGTCGTTTTCAATAATATTTCTAATATACTCTTTTTGGTTATATGTTTTAGCTTCTAAGGGTTTAACTTTCTGCGGTGCTTTTTGTTCTTCTCTTCGTTGTCTTTTAGTTTTCATTTATTACCCTTTATGGAAGGTTTATAGGTCGGATTCTTTAACAAAAACTCCATCAACCATTTTACCTTTCCTGTCTTTGATGTCATCCCACGCCCTTTTTAAGCAGGATGATATGCTAAGACCATTCCTTTCTGCAATATTAATTAATACTACAATCATGTCCCCAATGTCATCCGACACATCTTTACCTTTGCAAATACTGTCAGATAATTCTCCAGCCTCTTGCATTAGTTTGCAGAACTGATCTTTATCTGTAGAGCCTTGAATAAGGTTTCTATCGTGATGCCACCGTGTAATCTTTTCAAGATAAGTTTTAGTGCCGATATTAGATGAAATACTATTCAACATTTCTTGTCTAGCTTTATAGTCTTGACACTCTTCATTCATAGTCCTAAATCTCCAAAATCCATGTCTTCTAAATCGTTTTTACTAGCACCAATTTTATACGAAGTAATTTCGTGTTCTTGTGGTGCAACCTGAACACTTTCACTATTTAGCCAATGCTCTGTCCAGCCAGCGATAGGATTTCTGCCAACGCTTTCATATGGCAGTCCAATGTTTTTACGTCTTGACATGCACAGCCAGTCGATATATTGATGAAGCACAACCTCATTAAGACCAATGATAGAACCATCTTTAAAGAGGTATGATGCCCATTCTTTTTCTTCTTTTGCTGCGTTCTCGAACATCTGAATAGCATCTTCTTGACACTGCTCTGCAACCTTAGTGAATCCTTCAGATTCTTCTCTATGTAGGATTTTAAGAATCTCTTGCGTATTTGTCAAGTGCAAAGCCTCGTCTCGCTTGATTAGTTTGATGATGTCGGCGTTACCAACCATTTTTTTGTTTTCGGCAAAGGCAAAGCTACAAATAAAACTAACGTAGAACCTCACAGCTTCAAGAATATTAATACTGATAACCGTCATATAAATTTGCTTTTTTAAATCGGAAATCTTGGTAGAATTACAAGCCATTCCCATTAGGTTATTATAGTCAGCAATCGCGCTATTTGCACGCTTCATAATCTCTTTATCTTGATAAATTCCGCCAAACACTTCGGAGCTATCGGCATAAACATTTTGAATGATATAGCTGTAGCTTTGCGAATGAATCTTCTCAAAGAACTGCCAAGTCATCATACATGCTTCAAGTTCAGTGTTTGTTACATATTCAAGAAGAGTTGGTACGCCACGACAAATCACACTATCAAGCATTGTTTGATATTTTAGATTGGAAGTAAAGATAAACTTCTCGTTGTCAGACATTTCTTTAAAATCACCACGATCTTTCTTCAGTTCGATCTCTTCTGGTCGCCAGAAGTTCATCATCTGTTTACTGTCTAAGCCTTTAAAGACTGGGTATTTTACTATATCATATCTTTGAACTCCAAGGTCTTTACCAAGGAATAGAGGTTGAGACATCGGGTCAACGTTCTTCGTATTAAAAATAGTTTTCATATCGCGCAAGCTCCAGATTCGCAGTTCATATCTTTTTCAGTCTCGCCGTCACCATCGGGCGTATTACAATAATAAAAGTTTTTTAGTCCGTATTTATACCCATATATTTGATCTTTAATAAGAACACTTAATGGGATGTTTCCACCCTCATAGTGAGCATAATTATAATACAGGTTAGTACTCATGCTCATATCCACAAATTTCTGTATGACAGCAGCTACGTTCATCATACCTTTATTGTCGGGCATATCCCAAGCCATCGTGTAATAATTCTTACGCATGTGATAGTTTGGTACTAATTGTTTAAGTACTCCGTTTTTTGCTTTCTTGGAAATGAGCAAGCTCCGTACTGGCTCAATTCCATTGGTAGAGTTTTGAATGACGGAGCTAGATTCACAAGGCATAATAGCAGATAGTGTAGAGTGTCGCAAGCCATATTTTTTAACACGTTCACGTAATTCCTCCCAATCCATATTGTATTGTGGTTTTACTAATTCGTCAACAGTCTTCTTGTACCAGTCAATCGGTAGCAATCCTTGTGCGTATTTTGTTTCATTAAACTTAGGACATGCACCTTTTTCTTCAGCTAACTCGCAGCTTGCGCTAATTAAATTCCACTGGATCTGCTCCATTGTCTCATGCACTAGCTGTAACGCTTCTTTTTCATTATAGAAAAGTTTGTTCTTAGCCAAGAACCCAGCAAGGTTTGTTACGCCAACACCAAGCGATCTTCTGTTTTTAGTAAATTTTTCACCAGCTAGAACGGGGTATTCTTGATAATCAATTACAGCGTCAAGAGTTCTGACTGCCATGCGGCACGCTTCTTCAATATCTTTTTCATTGTTAAGCTCAAGTAAGTTTAAGGCAGAAAGGATGCAAATACCAATTTCTCCTTCTGGATCGTCAATGGATTTAATTGGGTTTGTAGGGTGGATGATTTCTTGACACAAATTAGACATATAACAGGGTGTAGCCCACGATCCGTGTTCATTGGCTGAGTCAATGT